AGCAGAAGTTTCGGCTCCAATTAATAATCTATAATTATTAGAAGTATTATCTATTGATATATAGTTTGTACTTGATTTTGAAGTAGATAATAAAAAGTCAGGCGAACTCGTTCCGATTCCAACATTACCACTATTCTTAATTACCAATGCATCACCTACTGAATAAGTATTAAAGTTATAATCAATTGAAGTTGAAGTACCATTTATAAATAAAGTACCATCACCCCCAGCAGCATTCTTAAACATTATTGCTTGATTACTTGAACCAGCTTGTATAATCACTGCTCTACCAGTTGCAGATGCAGTGCCAAATGTATTCCCATTTGATTGTCCAGTAATTACTCCACTAAACGTAGCACTTGTACCACTTAAAGCACCAGTAAACTTAGATGTGCCATTGACTTGTAGCAACTCACCACTATCTGTTGTAGAACCTATTAATACATTTCCATTATTTACAAATGATACCTTAGTTCCAGTACCTGTTCCTCCATAATAAAGCCATAAATCAGATTCAGCCCCATTAGTTGATGGTACTAAACTCCAAGCTCTTGAATTAACAGAGTTTACAACTCTAAATGATGTACCACCACTTGTTACAATAGAAGAAACTGTACCACTAAATGTTGCAGTAGTGCCAATCAAAGCACCTGTAAGCGTACCACCTGTTAAAGGTAAGTAAGCAGATAGGTCGCTTGTAAGGGCTAAAGTACCAGAAGCATCGGGTACGACAATAGAACGAGTTGCAGTTGGAGTTGATGTTATTATTGAAACAAAACCTGCATTTTGTATTTGTAAGGATAAACCTTTTATTGAACTTGTTGCAGTAATAGCACCTGAAAATGCAGCATCTCCATTAAAATTATTAAATGTACCATTCCATTGGTATCTTATGTTACCAGCTCCGTCTGCTAAGACAATGTTGTTTGCTAAAGTTGTTGTACCAGCGTAATTACCTATAATGGTATTGTTAGAACCTGTTGTAATTGATTTACCTGATTCATAACCAATTGCAATATTATTATTACCAGTAGTATTGTTTTGTAGTGCAGTATGTCCAATACCTGTGTTAGCAGTACCTGTTGTATTAAATTGCATTGCTTGATTACCAATAGCAGTATTTTGATTACTATTATTTGTTTGCAATGAACTTTGACCAACTGCAACATTTGAGCCACCTGTTGTGTTAGTATTTAAAGAATTTATTCCAATAGCTACATTTGATGCACCTGTTGTATTTGAACTTAAAGCGGTTGTTCCTAAAACAGTATTTGTACTTATTGAACCACCACCTCTACCAACTGTTAATCCATTTACTAAAATATCAAGTGAAAATGTCTTTGCTCCTGTAAATGTCTGCGTTCCTTCTAAAAGTGCTAAAGTACCTGATAAATTAGGTAATGTATAACTACGAGAATCAGTTAAAGAAGTATTTAAAAATGTTGCTGCATATAAATTAGAATCTCCAAAATAAATAACTAATTGACCTGCTGATAAGCTACCTAAAGTAGTATATCCTGTACCAGCTGACATTAATCCATTTTGTTTTAATGCAATAGTACCACCTTGACTACCACTACCATTTGCAGTATATGTTGTTCCTGTTAAAGTGCCTCCAAATACAGCACCTAATCCACCTGCATCAATACCAACTTTATTTGCAATATTTAAACTTAATAAATTATATTGAGTTGTACCTGCAAAATCAGTACCCCAAATTGATTTATTATTTTGTAAATAAACACTATCAGTAAGACTTATAGAAGATGCACTTAATCCAAAAGCACCTAAATTTACTGCTGCCGTTGCTCCTGTATAAGGAACGTATGAACTTAGATTACTTGTTAAAGCAAGAGTGCCACTTGCGTCTGGGAGAGAATAAGACCTTGAAGCTGAAAGTAAATTGTTTTTAAATGTTAAACTATTTGTTGCACCACCAAAGAAAAATGTAACACCATCTGTACCAATTGGACCAATACTTGTATATCCTGCTCCTAAAATACTTGTTCCTGTTGCTTGTTCAAAGTTTATTGCAGATGTATTTGCACCATTTTTTTCAATATTTAACTCACCAGCACTTAAAGAATAAACACCCAAGTCAACACTCCCTGTTGCTCCTGTATAAGGTACTTTACCATTAAACGTACTCCAATCCGTTGAACTTAACTTACCAGTATTTGTAGCCGAAGCAATAGGTAAATTAAAAGTATGTGTATCCCCACTTGAAACAATCGCAAAGTTTGTTCCGCTTGTGCCTGTGGTTAAGAACTGTGATTGGTCAGTTAAGTTATTTAAAGAAACCATACCCTTAGATAAGGTAGTTACTACTTGACACAAATGACCATTCTCAGTATGTAAAGTAACTGTTCTACCATCTACGTTTACATAGATTCTAATTGCTAATCTATCCGTTAAAGCTAAAGCACTTGTAGGAACAGGAATAGCAAAATAATAAGGTGCTATGATAGTTCCTTGATTAATATACTCTGGAACACCAACACTTGACCCTAATAAGGTAAAAGTTGTACCATCGTACTTATAAAGTTCTGCATAGAAAAAAGGATTGCCTGTATTGTTGTTTACACTAAAATAAAACTCACAATTAAAGTTACCGCCAGGAATTGATAATACATCTGGGTCATTAGCATCCGTTAAATAACTTGCTACATATCCATTAGCCGAAATAGCAATATCAGTTCCAGCACCTATGATTGGCTCTTTGCTTAACTCTCTATAAGCAACCCCACCTATTGTACCTTGTGAAACACTTGAATTAAGATAATAACTAACCGAGCTACCACCACCACTTGATGTTGGAAAGTCAGCTAATGTACCATCACCTCGTACATATTGAGAAGCAGCACCATCTAAAGCGGTTATTACACCACTATTAGCCACTACTGGACCTTGTATATCCCTAATTTTTGCTTCGCCTGTAACTTGTAATTGACTCATAATATTTTATTGAAATAATCCACGAATATACTCCCCAGCTTCTAAAGGTCTACCAAAAGTAAGAACCCCAGTTGAACTTATAAACTTAACATCATCACCTGTTGGAGTTCCTGTTGTTAAAATGTTTTGCGCATCCACACCACCTCTTGAAACGTACAAACAAGCATAACCGATTGTGTCCGCAAAAGTAATTGATGTTTCGCCACCACTTGCCGTGTAACCTTTTGTCTTAACAGGATTTGCACCTACTATAATTACACCGCTTGGGTCAACCTCCGTTCCTGTTGTATTGTATGCACCTGTACCTTGTAAGCTAATATTGTAAGTAGCCACATCCTTATAAGGAGCATTTATTGCTAAACTTGATATATTACAAGTTCCGTTAATAATAGTTAAACCATCAACTCCGTTATCCACTACAAACTTAATCTCTATTGGTTCTCTTGCTAACTGCTTTTCAAGCATAAACAAATAAGAAAAACCAGTCAAAGTAATCAACCCATCACAAGTTACATTCCAAGTAGCCACATCATTTTTATATTCTCTAAACCAAGCACTTGATTGGCTTGTTACCTCTTTTTGATCTACGTTTACATTAAACGTACAATTTGTACTACACGCAAAAGCGACATCAACCTCTGGGTCAACATCTGTTCTATGCCAATAAAGCATTACGTTATTTCCTATTACTGCTCCCATATTACAAATTTAATCAATTATCCGAATGTTTCTAATATTTCACCCGCTCCGCTAATTCTATATGCTTGTGAATAAGTATCTGTAACCAAAACCTTCCACCAAATATTCGCACCATTAAATCCAACTGTTAAGAACTCACTTGCATAAAAGAAATCCCCAACTGAAGGAACTCCAATATCTGCTAAGTAAACAACGTTGCCAGTTAAAGGCGCAGCGAGAGCAGCCTCCTTAGTCAAATAACCATTTGATCTAAAATGTGAATATCCTGTAACCTCCGATGGCAAGTTATTACTATCGTAAATAGTAGTCATTGTTGTTTCTACATTCTCTGGATTGATGTCCAATAAAGTAGCCATTATTACATCATTTGGTAAATCCATTGTTGAATTACCTATTATGTAACTTTTATTTTGAACAGTTATTTGTGCTGGGTCAGTATCGGAAGCAGTAATTCTCATTGCACCGCTAAATCTTCCGTCGGTTGTTTCCATACCCATAAAAGAAGCATCCAAGTTAATAATGTTCTTATTTAAGCAGTTAGAATATTGCTTAACTACTAACTCACTTAAACTTCTATAAATGTCGGTAGGATATTCTTGTCTGTACCAATTCTTTAAGTTTAAACCTGTTGAATCGCTTAAAAATCCTCTATATGTAAAAAAGCCATCATTAACATCATTAAAGCCTAAAGCAAGGTCAATATCTAAAACATACTCATTTGAATCATTGATAAAACTTTCTGTTGTTACTTGCTTAAAATATGTTTCAACTACTAATTGAAAATTACTTGCTTCAATAGAACCAACAGTTGATTTCCAATAAGGAGCAGCATTATCACATAAAATAATTTCAATACTCAAATCGCCTCCTATTGGTAACAAAGGCATAACCAAATCTAAATTTACTTTAGGGTCGGTTGAACTAAATGGATAAAAATAATAATGGTCATTAAAACTTGTGTTTACCCATTGTTTATTGTTATCTAAAAATACCGAACTAACCCCATCATCAACTATTATTTTAAGAATAAATAAAGCATCTGGTCCACTTGCAGGAACTCCTAATCCAACCACATCCATAGATAACTTTAGTACATCGCTTGTATTTACTTTAGGTAAATTTATAGGTCTAACTAATGCAGTATAAGGATTTGAAAGGGAATACTCCATAATAAAAGAATTGTATCTTCTATTTGGATATGGCTTTACATAAATTATTCCATCTACAAATCTTTCTTCTTCCCAAGAAAACGCATTACCTTCTGTTGGACTTACAACTGTATAATTCTTTAAATCCCAGTTTGTAATATAGTTATTTGGATATTCAATTACTTTGTCAAATCTAATCTTATTAAATCCTTTTCTTATTAGTTTAAATTGGCTATTATCTACAAAGTATAAACCGCTTGTGTTTGATGTAAAACCTTCAATATTGCCTGTTGATTCATAAATTGCATCATCAAATACTGTTCCATCACTATTGTAAATAGTAACATAATAAGAATCTTGTGCAAATTGAGTTAAAGGAACTATGTAAAAGTTTCCTTTTGCTTGAAATAATCTTGAACCAACTGATCTTACAATCTTTGTTAATACTTCAAGACAATTTGTTGCAACTTGATTATCATTAATAAAAGTTGCATAATTTATATATGATTGACCTAATGTATCCGCAGCTGGGTCATCCGTTCTATTATCCATTCCATCCGAATAAAAACTAACTCCGCTTACAATATCATATTCTAATGGATATTCTAAATTTAATAAAGCAGTCTTTATGTAAAATAAAGCCGTAAAAGTATCAACTAAAGTTGTATCATTAGCAATAAAAAAAGGTATTCTTTCTAATATACCTAATCCATCAATAGCATTAAAAGCTAATTGTTTTCTACCTGTTGAAAATACATACTGAACGTTTTCACTTAAAACCCATCCTTGCCAATCTAAATTTGCACCACTTAATACTCTAACAAAATACTTTCTGTCATTCAATGTAGTAAAGTCTGGCATATCTTCTACATTATCAGTAACATCAATTGCCATACTTAATTGGCTAACATAAATAGGCTCAAAAGTATCATCACTTCTTGGTATATATTGTATTTGTAAACTTATGCAAGGATATTCTATAATCTCGCCATCGTAACCATCCTCATAAATATTAACTATACTTGTTACATCCGATTTAGTTGCTGCCGTTATTCTATATTTAATTTCGTATGCCATTAACCCCTAATTATATTTAATGAAGAATTAGACCTTTGCATTGCTAAAACTAAATCTTGACCTCTTAATACAAATTGACCATTATTTCCCATACTATTACCATTCATTGCACCTGCGTTAAATGAACCTTGCATTATATTACCAAGTTTGCTTAAAGGCAATACTGCTTCACTTTCGCTTCCCTCACCAATCATTGCTAATGTTGGACCAGTTGCAATTCCTCCAGCAGCCATTTTTGGTATTCCTAATATTTTATTAAATGCTCCTAAAAATGATACTCCACCATTAGCTGCTCCACCACTTATTAAAGATAAAATTCCCGCAAAAATTGCAGCTTGAACAACCATTTCTGCCATTTGTCTTAACAATCTACTAAACATTTGCCCTAATGCATCTCCAGCACTTACCCCTTGCTGCATAGCGTCATACATACCAAATAAAGCACCTGTAACAGTTTGTGAAATTGTACTTGCAAATTGTTCATATGATTTATTTAATTCTTCTAAATATTGTTGTTGTTTTTTAAAACTACTTTCAACATTATTTTCAGTCATTTTAAGCCAACCAGTTTGCCATTTAGCGAAATCATTATGTAGCTTTTCTTGGTCTTTAAAATATGTATCTTCTGGTGCTACTTCTAATGGTGTAAGTAAGGTGTTTGTTTTATTTATTTGACGAATTAAATCTTGCGATTCCTTTAATGATAAAGTATTATCTTTTTGTGCCTTTGCTTCTTTTTCAATTTCTTTACCAATAAATTTACTATATATTGATTTTTTCTCTAATAATTTTAATTCTTCTTCAATACTTTTAGCTACTTGCAAATGAAATTTTTCTTCATCTTTTAATCCATCTACAACTTTCTTTTGATTTGCTAATCTATTTTTATCAGTTTGTGCTTGTAAATTTATTGGAGCTGCACCTCCAGTTCCTGCTCCAACAAATGCAAATGCAGATGTAAATGCTTCTTTTGGTTTTGCTTGTGCTTCAAATGCTTCTGCTGCCTTTTTAGCTGCCTTATCAATTTGATTTAATGCTGCTGCTCTTAATACTGCTGATTTTATAAAATTTTCACTATTAGATTCCCATATCTTTTCAGCTTCAGTTACACTATTTGTTTTTCCGTATGTTTCTCCTAAAGTAGCATTATATTGTTTAAGTAAATCTTTTTTACTTATTAAACCATTTTTAAAATCATCAAAAGCATTTCCAAGTTTATACATTTCTGTGTAAGCATCCATATATGCTTTTTCACCTGCTTTTATTGCATCAGCGTGTTCTTTAATAGCATTAGTACCATCAAGAGTTTTAGCAATAAAATTACTAATATCTTTTCCATAATAAACTATAACTGATGAAACAACACCTAATGCAAGTCCAAGTCCAGCTGGACCTGTCAAACCTGAAATCATTGACTTTAATGCATTACCAGCACCACCACTTTCTTTTGATAATCTTTGAAATGATTCTAATAAAGGATTTAAGTTATTCGCCATACCCATAAATCCGTATGGAGCATCTTGTGCAACTCTTGATAAGTTTGATAAGGCATTTGTAGCATCAGAAGCAGGTCTACCCACCTTATTCATTTGTTGACCTAAAGTGCTAATAGTTGTATTAAGAGTCTTTATTGAATTATTCAAATAATTAATCTCACCAACGTTAGTAGCTTTCTTTAAAGCAGCCTCAAATTGTTTTAATAGATTTTCAGCTTTTTGTAGTTGCGATTGTAAGTCAGTTACGTTTGCACCTATTTTAATATTTAAATCTATATTTTCTGCCATCTTTATTAGTTTGCTCCGTACAATTTAAGTGTCCTTGCCAATTGTTCTTGTGTTATCATCACTCTTTCTTCTTCAATATCAGCTTGATCTAACTCTGGTATGCTCCAAAAAGCCTTCATTGATTTTGGTGTTTTCTCGGTAGTAGAACTTAAATATACAATATAGGCAAGGTTTCTTGTCCTTGCCCATTCGTTTAACTCGTTTCTTTCCTTACCTAAAACGATAATGGAAAAGTCCTTCCAAGTCATATCCCAAAATTCATTTGGTCTTATTCCGCACTCCGCAGCTTTAACTAAGACATCATCCCAGCTTAGCTTTGTTAGGCTTTTTTTTTTCTTCTTCCTTCTTTGCACCTGTAATGGTGTGGACTGTACTTTCAACGATATATTTTAAATAGTCAATTATTTGACCTTCTTCGCTAAAAATAGAACCCACTTCATCAATCCATTCGCAAGCATCATCAATGGTATATATAACTTCATCTTTCTTGCTTACACAAGCAGATTTGTAACCAATGTAAACAAGCTGAACTATAATGTCTAAACTTGTTTGAGCCGTTGCAAGAACTTTGAAGTATTCATCAATACCGATATTGTTTTGTTTAGTAAACTCACGCATTGACCAAGTACCCCACTTTAGGTGGATTGTGTTGTTGTTAGTTTTTAATTGGAACATAGTTTTTTATTTATTATGATTGCTCTGTTTGACTGATTGGTGGAACACTTACTACGAAAGTTGCAGTAAACTTAACATCATCCTTATCAGCAGCATTAACATTAAAGTTGCTAATAAATACTAATTGACCAGCACCACCATAATAAACATCACCTGCTGCTGGAGTAGCTTTACCCATCTTAATTGCAAACAAAGTTTGAGCAGCGTGAGCCGTGTACAATTGTTGGTAACTATCTTTAGAAGGAGTACCTGTTTCATCAATCGCAAAACCTTCACATTCAAAAGATTGGTTAAAAGATTGATTTGGAGTGTATTGGTCGCCACACTTAGAAGTTGCATCAATTGTTCCTAAAGTTGATGTCAAAGCATTAGAAGTCAAACAAGCAACTGGCTTGAATGTTCCATCATTGTTAATGTCAGCTAAGAGGATATAATCTCTACCGCTTACTTTTGTTTCTGCCATTTTATTTAATTTTAATTTTGAGTTATGATTATGTTATATGTTATTAATACTCTAAAAACGTTATCTAAAGGGTTTAAGCCATCTAAGTTTCTTACACTTTCAACACTTAAACTTGATGCCGTAAATCCGTTTGCCAATGTAATATTGGTGTCCGAATTGATTGCAGTCAAGACTAAATCGCTTATAGTTTCAGCACGTTTATATCCAAAGTTAGCATTTTTTGTAATAATATCAACTATGATAGTAATTGTATTTGTATAACCTTCTTTGCCTTGATCTTGTGTTGATGTTCTGCCAGTTAAAACAATATACTCGTTACCTGCACCCTCTGGAGCAAAACCATCATAAACAACCAATGAAGTTGCACTTGTCAAATTGGTATAAAACCACTTTTTTATCTCTATATTAGGATTTAACATTCTTTAGCAATTTAGTTATTCTTTCAATTAATTTAGGTTTCTCATTTTCAAAAGCAGGTATTAAGAAAGGTTGTGGTCTAATATTTACTTTAGCAGCCTTTTTACCCTTAAATACAATAGCTAATTCTTCATAACCAGCTGGAACAGTTACTTCAGTTCCTGTACCAAATTCAATGTATGGAGCATATTTTGCTTTTGCGCCAACAGTAAAAACAATCTCTTGCTTTTTGCTATCTTCTTTTAAATAAATGCTATTCCTTAAAAAACCTAAGTCAACAGGTGCTGCTCTTTTAGCAGAAGATTGAATAGTCAAAGCAGATGCGTTCATTTCATCCCTTACTTCAGCTTGTATCTTAACATCTAATTTATCTAAGTCTTTAAATACATCAGCTAAATTTACCATATCTAAAGTAACTCTATCCATTACTTGTAAATTATTAACTCCAAGAACCTATTTTGGTTCTCTACGTTCTTAATGGAATGTATTGTGTATCTATCGCCTTCAACCTCTACCTCGTAAGAATCTAATATAGTAACTCCAAAACGAATATAAAGCCTGTTTTTTTGGTCAAATTGCAATTCGGACTGGTCTATCTCACGGATTTGATTATCTGGTCTTAAATCACCCCAAACTGTGCTTTGTAGGGCAAATGTGGTTGTGTAACCACCTTGACCATCACTTGTTCTTGTTGGAGCATAGATTAAGACCTCACGAGTCATCGTGTTGGCATCAACGTAATTTGCTTTAGCTTTTCCTAACTTCATATTATAAAATTGGGGATATTCTTGTCCATCTTTGACACGCTTTCCAAGACTTCTCACAAATACCAGAATCACCATCCAAGCCTCTATTCTCGTAATCGTAGCTAATTTGGTCTAATATAGCTAATTTAAGGTCTTTAGGGATAGTTGTGTAACCAGCTTCATAAGTAGCCTTTAAATTGGCATATCTTGGTGAAACTAATTTAGGAAACTCATTACCTATTAATTGTAGGTTAGGTGTTGTAATCTCTAAAGCATCTTGCTCCATATCAAACAACTCAAACGTATCAATGTCAACTGGTCCAAATGGAATATCAAAATTACCACTTACGTTGTTGAAATAAGTAGTTATGTCTTTTGGGATTAAACTCAATCCTGTTGCCACTTCAATAGCTTCTCTTGCTTGTGTAATCATTAACGTAATCAAAGTATCTTCAGCACTTGTAGTAACACGGCAATACAATTTTGCTTCTGCTAAAGTAACTGGCTCTACTATTGGTGCGATAGGAACGGCACTAAAGTCATTAATATAATTATTATAAGACATACCCTTTTTTTACAAAATTACTTAATTTATTCCAATAAAAAACCCCCACCGAATTGGCAGGGGTCATTTATTTACTAAACCTTAGAACTATGCGTTAATTGAAGCATAGATAGCAGAAGTAGTCAACATTAAGTTGATGTCCTCATAACACTCAATACGAGCAGTTACCAAGTTCTTTTGGAAGTTTTCGCCATTCTCATAAGAGAACTCAATTGCTAAACCTTCAACTTCAACTCTCTCTAAGTAGCTTGAATCAAAGATTAATACTTTGTCATTAGTTACCCAAGATGCAGAAATTACAGGAACTCCCCAGATTGTCATACCGCCGTTAGGATTAACGATAACACTACCAGCACCAGCATAGTAACCAGCAGCGATAGTTGCTTTCAATAATTTTCCCATTTGTTGTTGAGAAACTAAAGCGTAAGAAGGTACAAAGTTTGCAGCCTTTTGGTTACCGATATAATCTACTAATTGTAACAAATCGTTAGTTTCAGCAGTTGTAGTTGAACCAGTTGCAGCAGCAGATACAGTAGAGAAAAACGCAGCATTCTCAGCCTTGAAGAAATCTCTTTGTAGCATTCTTGGTAAAGTTTGTGTCAAGAAAGGTAAAGACTTCAACATTTGCTTAGAGAAAGTTGAGAAACCAGCTAAGTAATCGTTTACAACTTTAACTTCGGTTAAAGAGTAGTTGTTCTCACCTTTATCAGAACCTTCAGTTTGAGCAGCGATGTTGTTAGTTAAACCAGCGTTCTCACGATAGTAAACATACAATCCAGTCTCACTTCTAACAGTAGGGATTAAATCTCTAAAGTTTAAACTTTGAGAAGGTTGGATAGCTGGATTTGGAGCATAAGTTGCTTGAGAATCTCCAGTTAAATTACCACTTAAAGTCATTGTCTTAACGTCGCTTAAGTCTAAACGGAATTTTCCGCTATTCTTTAAAGACTTTTCCATTGCGTCAAAGTTACCATCTAATTTCTCCATAATAACTTCATCCATAAATTTAACTTCTCTTTTAGCAGCTTTCTTTTGTGCAGCTAATTGTCCGTCAATTTGTTTTTGTAACTCGTCTTTTACAACAGTTACTTGTGCAGATACCTCTTTAATTTGAGCTTCTGCATTAGCTTGAAAACCTTTAAGGTTCTCAGCCATTTCGTTGATTAAATTTTCCATTTTTACTTTTTAAATAGATTGTTAAATTGCTTAATTGCCTTTAATACTTCCTCATTATTCTTTTCTTCTACAACTGGTGTCGGCTCAACTGATGGCTCGGGTTGAGTGATTGTTTCAGTAATTTCCAAAGCCAATAATTCAGCTTGTATTTGTTTTATTTGAATCTCCATTAAAGCAAAGGTGTCATCTGTGAATGTACCACCTCTAAATGCCTTAATTAAGTTTTCTAATCTTATTGATAAATTTTCTTTAGTTTCTTTGAACTCACCCTTGAAACCCAATGTTGGTGTTTCTGGATTAGCACCCCAAAGAACCGCAGAACCTTCATATAGTTTTAATTCAGTGATTGTACGAACACCAGTTTTTTGGTTTACATCCGACTTTAACGTACTAAAACCGATTGAGTGTTGATTGATTAAACCAGCTTCATACAACTTGATTGCATCTTCGCCACATTCAGTTTCTATTAAGTCAGTAACCGCAACAAGCATATCGCCTTCTATGTATAACTCTTTAGGCTTACCCAAAGTGTGTGCCATATCAGCTTTGTGGTCTACTAAAGACCAAATCATATTTTTGCCCTTTGGTCCACGTTCTTTGATAGTCTTGGTAAACGCTTCAGCAACGATAATATCGTTATCCAAATCAACGTTTCCAATTCTTGACCAACACGCT